ACCGCTTTCTTTTACAAAACGAACAACATCTGATTGTGTTGATCCTTGCGCCAATAATTGACGGATATGTGTAGGTCTTGTAGGATCATATTTGTATCCTGGAACTCTATCTGCTGGTATAACTTCACCGGTAAAATCGGCTCCAGTTGTCATATCTGCTTTAATTTCAAAAGAGGCGCTTCTTGAATTACCTTTTGTTAAACTTTCAATTGCTCCACCTTCTAAAGCTTCATTTAATGCACCTTTAAAAGACATTCTTTTTGAACTATTAAATAATTTTTTATTTGAAACTTCCATAGCGTCCAAACGATCGTTAAATTTGTTAGTCGCTTCGATAACTTCTGATTTAACAATTTCATTTGTTTTTAATACAACAGCTTCTAAAACTTCGCTGTTTGATTTTTCGATTTTTGAATCAATAGCATTATTAAATTGATCCAATTGATTTTTTAAATTTTCTTCCATTTTTTTAATTTTTTAAGGAATTTAATATATAGTTAAACACTTCTAAATCATTGTTTTTTACTTCAACATTCGGCAAAGTGATTTTATCAATCGGCTTCGTGAACTCTATAAATAATGATTTTAATTTTAATATTTCGGCTTCAATAGCGAATCCCATTTCGTCGGATATATCGCCTTTGCGAATTAATTTAGAAAGGTTGTCATAACGCTTTGAAAGTTTTTCAACGTCAATATTGCCTTTTACATCTAATATTTTGGCCTGGTCATTTGCTGCTAATGTAACGGCGCTAATTTCGTATAATTTAACTTCTGTTATTTCGCGATAATCGTTTTTATTTTGTTTTTGAATTGGCATAATACCAACAGAATTTTCCGTAATTACGCCGGACTTCATTAACTCGACAACGTCTTTGCCTAATTGTGTTTTGGCTATTTCCGCAACAAATACAAGTCCCTTATCGTCTTCGTATAATTCCGTCATTTTACCGATTGGCTGATTCATATCATGTTGATACAAATATTTAACCCGATCGCCATTTTCGGAAATTGTTTTTTTGTAGGCACCTTTCATGATTATATCATTATCGGAATCTTTATTTCCAAAATAACTGCCATAACCTTTTATTATACCCGCCTTTTCGTCGGCGTCTATTAATTCACCAACTGGCGCCGCTTTATATAAAATTGTATTCATATTGAAAAATTTTTGTAAATATACAAATTTTTAAAATTTGTTAAATAAACCCGAAGCAACACCAAAACCAATATTTGAAATATTACCTATACTTTGCGCATTTTCTACCGGTATATATGCAACTGAACAACGGCAATTAATAACTTCCGCCGCTCCACCGGCTGGATCACCTGGAAACATCATTTGTTGACCGCCAACAATAAAAAATTGATCTGCCATAACAATTTGACCGTCTGCAGCTGAATGGGTGTCGCGTGTCCTATCATCAAAACTTGCAATCCATTCTTTTTGCAATTGGTCTTTTGGAAAAATTGTTTGCGCCGCTTCTGTTTGTGCAAAATTAGCCGCTGCCGTTGCTTCGGTACGAACTAAACGTTCCGATTGATATTGCGAATACCTTTTAAATTGGTTTCTTAATATCCGGCCTCGTTCAATAGCTCCTAAAACCATAAATTCCGAATCTTGCATTAATCGTTGTGTTATATTGATTAATGTTTTTTTTGCCGTTCCACTTACTAATGTAACACGTTGCGCACCAATAGCCGAACCAAAAGACGCGAAGGAATTTGCCCATATATCAAAAAAAGTTGAAGGATCGCCTGCCTTTATTATAAACTTTTGATAATTTTTAAAGTTTTGATAATTGTTAACGTACCATTTAGCAAAGTGCATTCCTATATCGGTATATAAATCGCGATATATTTTTAACAAATCTTTATTATCAAATAATAACTGAAAATTTGTTTGATTTTCTGAAATAAACGATTCAATACCTTTATTATATTCAATGTCATAATAACGTTTAACAATAGCAACTTGTTTTTTTTCGGCAATATTCAATTGGCGTTCAAATTCGGCTTGCCATTTGTTTTTATTTATTGGCATTTACTCGTTTATTTCGTTTAATTTTTTATTAACCCAATCACGCATTGCAGTTCCACCCCATAAATTCCAGGAAACAAAACCGTTGTCCTTCCATGGTGTATTTTTGTATTGGTCGGCAATTGTTTGATTGCCTTCGTGTCTTGCAAAAAATGATTTAACGCGATTTAACATTTCAATCGTCAATGGTTCGCGGTTTGCTAACATTGAGGCACGTTTCCACCCCGTAGGTGTTCCCGCTTGAACTTCATTACCGTATTTTTCCCGCCATTCAATCATGCGTTTTGCGTTGTTTGTTGCGGTTTGTGGATAATCTGTAAATGTTTCGGCTTTACTTATTGAATTTTTTTTTTTAAAGTTTGCGTTTAAAAATTTATCAACATCAACATTTATATTTTCAATAGGTAAATCAATTTCATTCATTTGTGAAGGAATAAGATTTGCCGGTATATAATAATCATCTAATTTTATTTGATTCTCATCTATACCATAATTCATTGCAGCGCGTTTCTCGTTTGGTGTAATCCACCACGCTTTTAATAATTGATCGACAACTTTGTCTGTTTCCTCTTGTAATTCTGGTATTACTGAAAAATCAAATTCAATACAAAGTTTATTCCCATATTTTGGCGATAACCAACGATTTAATTCATCTTTAATTTTTAATAATTCCGGTATTACGGCATTTTGATATAACGCCTTTTTTGCTTCCTTCATATTATTATAAGAAGCCGAATCGGTATTGTTTAATAATTGAACTGGAACATTATAAATATTACATAAATCTTTAATACTTGCATTATATTGTTCAATTAATGAAACATCGGCGGCGTTCAATCCAAAGTTTACCCACGATAATTTTTTCGGTGTTATAATAACTTCACCGGCATTATTTGAGCCTTGAAATTGTTTTTTAAATTTATCTTTTAATTGTTGTGCTTGTACTTCGTTTATATCGCCGTCATCACTCATTAATAAACCTCGCGCCGTTTGGTTCTGTAAATATTTTACGCCGGTTTGTACGGCTTCATTGTTTGTTGTTAATGATCGTAAACCGGCACGCAATGGACTTTGACCGTATAAATGTGAACCGGTGCCGTCATAATAAGGATTGAAATCTTTTATATGGCAAATTTCGCTTGCCGGTATTTCAAAAGTTCCGTTGTATTCTATTTTATATTTTGATACCGGTTGCATAATTCCACCTGAAACAATTTCCATAATTTGCGACGGCATTACATATAATTCCGTATATTTATTTACTTTCGGTCCTGTTTCTGGACCAATACCATAAATATAACGGTTGCCCGTTAATTTACCGAATGCGATTAATTCTGTAATAAACGAATTATAACTTTGTGCCGGATTAGGACGCTCCAATAGTTCGTGTAATTCCGTATCCTGTAATTCAATTAAAGATCTTTTTTGTAATATTTTAGCTTTTTGAATTATAGAAGCGTCAAATGCTCCAGAAGTCATTGCCTTATATCTTTTATAATCGTTTTCGTTTGTCTTTTCGTAAACTTGAAACGGAATTGTAGTGGCCGCCTTTGTGATTAAATTAATTAATGCGTAAATCGTTGCATTTTTTCGATACCCTTCGGTTATATATGAATCGTCATTTTCTGGATTCCAAACAATAGATTCACCTAACCAATTATAAATGGCCTGGTTATATTGTTTCGCTGTTTGTTGTGCATTTTTGGAAATTATCGATTTGAATCGGTCTATTATTGATGACATATTTTATTGATATATAAAATTTTCGTAAAAATACAAAATTTAAAATTGTTTTTTATACTACAAAAAAGTTGCTTATTAGATTCCTTTCAATAGCGTATGCCGTTACGTCTATATGTTCGTCATGTTTTGCATTTGGGAAAGTGCTAACTTGTTGCAAATACGCGTCATTCCAATTATCCTTGACTAAATAAACACGTCCGCCCTCAATAAAAGGTGATGAGGCCCTGGCTCGTTCAATTTTAGAATAACGAACAAAATCGGATTTTAATTCCGAAACATTATAATTTGTTTCACGTCTTAATAATTGTACTAATGATTTACCCGAAGCCTTTGGCTCAACAAATATTTGAGAAACATTCACGCCGCATGATTTTATAAAAGACGAAATAAATGTTTTTAATTCCGGCATTTCTAAATACTTATCAATGCTTTTAAAAATATATAAATTGTCGCCGCTTTTACCACTTATTTGTATTCCAGTCGGATCATTACGCGTATCTTTTGTATAGGCTCCGTCGATATACATTTCAAAATTTATATCGTTTGGTAACTCTGTTTTATTAATAATATTAAACCAATTTTTCCGCCATTCTCCACCCTCTGGCGGACTTGGTATTTGCAAATATTGTCCGCTAAACGTGTATCGGTCCGCTTGTCTTATTGCTTCCAATTCCTTAAATGAATGTTTTTCCTTCCATAACGGATTATTATCATCATCTAATGCCGACAATTTTAAATGATACCAATTTTCACCGGAACCGCCGTCTAATAAAAACCCGCTTAAATCGTCTTCATGTAATCGTTGCATTATTACTATAATAGGAACGTTCCTGTCGTTTACCCTTGATCGAATTGTTGTATTATATCTATTATTAATAAATTTTCGTTTAACGTCTGATAATGCGTCATCTGGCTTCAATGGATCATCAATAATAATTGCGCCACCAGAACCAGCGCCGAATCCGGTAATTGCACCACCCGAAGCCGTAGCGTAAACTCCGCCGCCTTGCATGGTGTACCATTTTTTTTGACTTTGTGAATCTTTTTTTAAATCAATATCCCAAAGTGTTTTGAAAGCGTCTGAATTAATATATTCTTTTGTCATTGCTGAATTATCGAGTGCCAACGAATCCGAATAACTTAAATGAATAAATTTAGCTTTTGGATTTTTTGCCAAAGTCCAGGCAATATACATTTTTACGGCTAATTCTGTTTTTCCATAACGAGGCGGAATATTTATAATAAGGCGTTTAATATTACCCTTATAAACATTCTCTAAAGTTTCGGCTAATTTATAATGAAATTCGGCGGCTTCAAATTTGTTTCCGGTGTTTTCTTTAAATATATATCGCGTAAAAAATAAAAGCGAATTTTCGCATTTTTCTTTTATTATGCTGTTAATATTCGTCATTCAATATTTCATCAATTTTTTTAAGTGCTTCGTTTGATAATTTAGAAGTACTTAAATTACCTTCCATTTGTATTTCTTGCCTTTCAACAAATCCGCGTTTTTTACCTTTTGTTTTTAAATAAAATATTGTCGCGGTTGTATTACCTTCTTTTATTTGTTTGTGTAATTGCGATTCTACAAAATCCAAAGTCATGTTTTGCAACTCGTCAACGTTATTCCGGAATTTTTTATCGTTATTATAAAATTTGTAAAAAGTTGATCTATTACAACCTACAATTTTACATGCCGTTGTTACTATTCCCAAAGACTGTTCCAGCGCCTCAATTAAATTATTTTTTAGAATGTCGGTTTTTGTTGCCATTATGCAAAGTTAATTAAATTATAAGATATAAAAAAACCTTTCATTTCTGAAAGGCTTTAATTTTATTTTTCGTGTTTTTTATTTACCGCATAATTCACAAATATTTTTTTCGTCTTTTTCTTTTGTTTGTTCGTCTTCAATAGGTAAATCAAAAACCGGTAAATCCACACCCCAATCATTTAGTAATTCAATATTCCATTCGTTCGCCAATATATCCCAATCCCAATCGCCAAATCCCGAATTGTCTTTGATAATGAATTCGCGCTTTTGCGCCTCTGTTAAACCTTTTTGAATATATATTGGAACCTCAAACAATCCGGCGGCTATACACGCCCGTAAACGCATATTTCCGCCCAATATCGTCATTGTTTCATCAACAACAATAGGCCGAATTTCCAACATTTGTGGAAACTCTTTAATTGATTTAATTAATTTTTTGAATTTTGCGTCTTTGATTAAACGCGGATTGTTCGGCGTTTGTTTTATTTCTTTAACGCTAACAATTTTTCGCATTTATTTTTCTTTATACCAAACAAAAGAAACT